TCAAGCATAAAAACCTTTCCCTCAATCATTCCCCGAAGGGAATGATAGAGGCTTAAAAATGATCGATAAGCCCAGGTACAGAGTACATAGGAAGAGGACGAGCAGCGTTAATATTAAAAAACGCATCAAGCAAAAACTGCTGACCATTAGCTCCAGCACCAACCGCCAAATTACGAGCAAGAGGCGGAGTATCTTGAATAAACGTTGAATTCAACGTAGGCAAAGAAGTAAACTTCTGTGCATAATGCCACGGGTCAATGGTACCCGCGGCAGTAGAACGAAATAAACCAGTGATCTCAGAAGGGTTGTAGCGATATTCAGCCCAACGCTCCTGATAACCAAAAACATTAGAGTCAGACGAACCACCTGTAACATAAATTTCCTTATTTAAAACAGCTTGTTCACCAAGCATAGCAAAAGCAGGAAAATAATAATCATAACGAGTAGAACGGCTCCAATGACGCCGTAAACCTTGCTGATAAGTCAAATCAGCGCGAACAGAAATAACACCAATAACATAACCATGCTCAACAAATGACTGAGTAAACCCATGATTGTGCGCATGATAAACACCCATTGCGGCCAAATTACCTTGCGGAGTAGTCTGGCCTGAAATGCCAGTACCAGTAGTCTGAGCAATAGGAGAAATATTAATAAGAGTTGAACCACCGCCTAAATATTCAGGACGCTGAAGGCGAGCATCAGGAGATGTAACGCCAAAATGTGAACGCAAAATCTCGGTATAACGAGTGCCACCTCGAGCATCACGTTCGAGCAACTTTTGAATCTGAAAAGATTGACGAAGCTGATTAATAGTAGCAGCAGTAGCAGTAGACAAATCAGCATACAAACCGTCAGTTGCATAAGTACCGGAAAGAGAAGAAACCTTTACATAACCAAAACCATTAGAATTCAAAAACTTATCGGCACCGGTATTATCCTGAACAGATATAAGAGATTCAGCAGCACCTTTAGCACGAATAGGTGCGGCTGTACCTAAAGGCAATGTAACAGCAGTACCGCCCTTTTGAGGCCAAGGAAGAGAAGAAGTAAAATAATCGTGTCGCTTACCGCGACGCAAAAGAGAATAAGTAGTAGAAGGAGTAGCATCAGGACCATCACCCTTATCAACTACTCGAGAATTCTGTAAATTCTCATCCCTAAACCATTGGTTATAAATTAAATTGTAGGCACGGGTAGGTAACGCCGAATGTGAAACCGTAGCACCGCCGGTAACTTGACCAACAGTCGGTAAACCAAGGTAGTCCTGTAAGGACCCGATAGCGTATCCACCAACAGGGGATACTTGTTGAGGGATAGTGTAAGAAATAGAATCGGCAGGATTATCCTGCTCCCCCATAAACTTAACCCAATTCGTCCAAACCAAACGATTAGGAACAAAGAAAAAGAACGAGTCCAAATGGAGATTATCCATAACCGGAAAGATGGGTGTAGCAAGTCGACCGAACATCGTGACATTAACATTAAAAGTGTCTCCAGGTAAAACCTCCTCACACATTATGGGAACAATATAACCACTGTCAAAAGTGGTTTTAAGAGTTTTCTGCATAGAAAACTTAGAACGAGGTATATCAGCTCGAGGCACCATAGCAAAATTATGTGCATCAACGGATTTATTGTGAAACATAAAAAAACTCCTTAAAAGAAAAAAAGTGGCCCCGAAGGGCCACAAGGGTCATGACGACTGCAAAAGATCCTTAGCACGAACAAGGACCTGCGGCTCATTATTTACAAATGCGCCTTTAGAATCATCGAACTCACCAAGCAAATACAAATCAAAATCATCAGGATGCTTATTTAGCTGGTTATCAACAGCAACACGATTCACTTCATCAGTGAAATCACGAATAGCAACATTACGATGGGGAACAAAAAACGGACGGTTAAAAACGTCGGCTGCGCGGTCTTTAACACAAACAACAAATAAAATCATGACAAATCCTTTAAATTATACGTTTTGAAAGAGAAGTTCTAGAAGAACTAACAAGAGAACGCGAACGCTTACGGACTGGAGAGTCCTCATAAGCTTTACGCTCCAGGTCTAATTCGGCACGGACCGAAGACCTATACTGCATATCCAGTGCAAGATCGGATCCAACCTCCTTTAACAAAGTTTTATAAAAACGTGGAACTGGGGCTTTAGTGCCCTGAGCAGTAATAACAGAAGCATGCGGAAAAACATCCGACATGAAAAAATCCCGAAACCAAGAACGGCCAATGCCTTTAGACATAACCAGAAACTCGGGATTAGGCAAAACAACTTCACCAGTAACATCATCAACATAAAGCGGTTCAGGTTTTTGCAAGCCCTTAATCTTTTTCAAGATATATCGGGCAATGTATGCAGCAGACTCAAAATTAAGAGAACCAATCAAATGATTACCCCTAGGCCAAAGCTTAGAGACGGTTGCAGAAGTAAAAGTAAAATCACCATTAGAACTGCCAAACCGCGAACGATCATCAGAAAAATCCACACCAAACAACGCAATATGAAAATGAGGCCTTCGAGAAAGATCACCATACTCACCTGAGGCAACATAACGAAACTTAAAACCAGCTTTACGCAAACGCTTGAAAAACCGCTGTAGGTCATCCTTAAAAAGTTGACCATGTTCAGGTAGCCAATCATCGTTATACGTGAGGTTCAGCATACAAGACACCTTGTGCATCTGTTGCTCGTGAGTTATACGAATAGCCCATTCTCTCGAATAAGCTAGACGACACTCTATACACTGACCACACTTCGTAGGACCATGGGTGGGATGTGACCATAGAGATGTGCACACAAGACCTTAAAGGCGAATACCACCGCGCATAGGGCCGGCAGTGATGTTAATCAACTTGGTAGTTGAAATATTACGCTTAAAAGAAGAAGCAGACTTACTCTTATTAGCGTTAGTGCGATGAAGAGGTTTCATAGTGACTCCAGTAGAACAGAAAAACAAAAAGGTGTCAATAGGCACAGTTACATCAAGTAGAGAACTGTGCCTAAAGACGATTAAACAGCGGAAGCTGCATCGAGCGGAGGACTCTCCTTAGGCTTGGCAACAGCCAAACCAAGGCGAACCGCCTCCTCAGAATTCGCTGGATCAGCGAAAAACTCCAAAAACTCTTGGGGAGAGTTATGGAATCTAGAACGAACTTTAGCGTCCATACGCATAAAATTCTCATCAGCCTGACGAACAACGTTCATAGCAGACTGAAAATCAAAAATACCCTCATAATCAACATATTGAGGCATAGAAACTGGATCAGGTAAATGACCAGTCTTCATAAAACGATCAACAATATTGTTAATATCAGACTCATCGCGAAATTGCTGCTGAGTCAAAGAATCATCCAAACACTTCAAACCAAACTCGTCAGAACGAGCATCAAAATTATCATAAGCGGAAGCAAATAACATAAAAACTCCTTAACGTCGTAACATACGAAAAATGTTCATAACAGTATCAACCAAAGGTTTGTACTGTCCGAACTCCTTACCAAGATTGTCAGCTTGCTGAATAGCTTTCAAATCAGCAGCAACCAAATCGGATTCATTCAAAGTCTTCAGAGCAAGAGCAAAAGTTTGCTGCTTACGCTGCTCTTCAGTCAAAGTCTGAGCTTCAATAAGCTTAACAGACGATTCAAGCTGTTTAATAACAGCAACCAAACGATCACCCTCAATAGGAATATTCTTAGTCTCTTCAGCAATCTTCTTAGCCTGAAAAGACTGAAGATTAATAACAGAACGCTTCTCATCAGCAGAAGCAAAAGATAATTCCTTATTAGCAAGAGAAAGAAGAGTATCAGCCCTAGCCTTGATAGTCTGGGCACCGATATTCTCAGTCTCAGCACCAACCTTACCAACTTGCCTGTTAGCAACTTGGGTCTGGGCAGACTGATAACCAGTAGAAGCACCGGCAGCATACGGATTCTGAACCTGAGTAATAGAACCAGTAGGAGTAGACGCACCACCACCCTTCAAATAAGCAAGCATAGGATTAAGGCCTGCAGCCTCCATATCCTTAACTTGCCTTTGATAGGCAGTGTTGCTCATACGCTCCTGAAAAGCAGTATTTTCACGAGCAATCTGCATATTCTGAGCGTTGGTACCTTGTTGACCAAGAAAACCACCAACAGCAGAAGCAGCAGAAACAAGAGAAGAAGGAACAAAGTCAGCAACCTTGTTAACAGTATCCTTTAACCAATCAAGCATAAAAACCTTTCCCTCAATCATTCCCCGAAGGGAATGATAGAGGCTTA